CCTGAAGCTCCCATAAAAGAGCGGAGACTCTTCCGGATATGGCCATGTCTTCTTCGGTACCCCTTTTATAGTTGTGACTGTGGGTATAAGAAGGCGCATAGCCACATTGAACGGCTCAGCCGGTCTGTACTTACGCCTTCCTCTAGCCATTTATCAATCTCCAATCGCTGTAATAGCTACGGCACCACCGGAAAGCTCTGCCTTGTAAAGGTTCGCATGATCCGGAACAACATCATCTCCGGTTGTTGCTACTGCAACTCCTGCGATCTTGAATCCTTCATAGTCATATGTAGGAGCAAAATACACAACAGCTGCGGAAGCGCCTGCGCCGAAATCGAGACTCTTTACCGGCTCAGATGCCAGAACAGCATTTGCAGGATTTGATGCAATCTCAAAATCGCCTTCTGGATTAAGCGCATCAATTTTTGTTACTGTTGTTCCTGCAATAGCAAAAACTCTTGAATACAGTGTGATCAGGTCAATCGCTGTGGTAGCGACAACTCTATCCTTATTGATCATCTCTATTACCTCCTATGATTTGTAAGACAGTTGCGCAGCTCTCTGGATAAAGTAAGTAGATAGCTTTCCTTCGCCTGCGCCGTAATTCCAAAGGTCTGACACTCCGCGTGCCACAACCCCAGGAGTGATGTTAGCTTCCACCACTCCTGCATCCATGAGAAAAGCGACAACCTCATCGATATACTCAGAAAGTGCTGCATCCTGATAATCACCGGTGATATTTAGTGCTTTTTTTACGCTCGGAAGGAGCGCTGTTGCAATGTCGCTCATCTCTTAAATCTCCTTATCAAACGGCTTCCCACTTACCATCAACAACGGTTAGCACCTTGCCATCATCTGCATCTGTTACTGCCGGAAGCATTCCTCCGGCTGCTCCTGCAAGAGTTGCAATTGCTGCAATAACCTCAGAATTGAGAGTGAGGCTTTCAACATCAGCTGCATCTCCGCCCAGGGCAACGTACAATGCTTTTAAAGCTTCAACATTTCCCATAAGTCACCTCCATTAGCCCTTGAGGATCTTATAGAAGCCGGTAGGATTGAGCGTCTTACCATCAACAACTGTAAGAGCCTTGTCTACCCACTCATCTGTCTCCTCATCGAAGTATCTGCGCATTGTGAAGCCAAAGTTTTCATTAAGCGCATACTCGAAAGGCTGCCAGAAGAGTCCAATCACATCGCCAGGGGAAGCAGTATCAAAATCTGTGATGATATCAGGCTCAACAAGAGCGATCTCACGTCCAAAGAATCTGCCGTTAGGATCTCTGGAATCGCCATCGTTCACAACGAGGCCAGTAGCCTGTCTGAAGATAGGATTGTTATTGGAGTCAGCCATTGTCTCAAGATATGCATCAACAGTTGATGCTGCGAAAACAAATTCACCTTCACGATATCCAAGAGGAAGCTTTGAGAAGAACTTCTTTCTCCATGTTGTCCAGTTGGAGATATCTGCTGCTGTGAGTGTGATTGTGTTTACAACTCTGGGATCAACAAGAACTCCAAGAGGAGAACCGTTACCGGAACCAAGCATGATAGCCTTATCCATAGCCTCAAGGTAAGCAATTGCAATAATTCTTGTGAGCTCTGCCTCGAATGCGCTCAGAGTAAGGATTGAGCTCAGGAAAGTCTGAGCAACTCTGATCTCAGCTGTGTTGTAGTTGAAGATGATTGGCTCAAGGGGATCTGTCTTCTGACGAGGGCTTACAGTGCTCTCATTAATCCACTTAAACTGAGCCTTAAGAGCTCCGACACTGATCTGCACACCACCAGGGACTGACATTTTTCTAACGCGGCTATAGAGATTCCCGTATCTCTTGCGGACAGTATTGATAACCTCATTCATGACTGTCATGGGGATTGCAGCGCCAGTATCAGCTGTTGAAATAGCTTCGCCGTTTCTAAGCTGCATGGGCTCACCCTTCTGAACGTACTTCATGAATGCCTGACGATACTCAAGTGAAGATGTAGGATCCTCATCTCTCTTTGTCTCGTTTGCCGGCTGAGCAAATGCTCCAAGGATCTGAGCATTTTCAAGAGTTGCAGGAGCTGTTGCTCTCTTCTCTTCCTCTGTCTTCTGAGCTCTCTCTTCCTCATCGATAGCATCGATTTCTGCCTGAGTTTCTTTGAGCTCAGCATTCAGATCTTCGAGCTTTTCTGTGAGATCTCTTACTTCATTTACATCTGTTGAGCTCTTCATGCGCTCTGTGAGCTTAGCGATATTGTCGCTGAGTCTCTGCTTGCGCTGCTCGAGAATTTTCTTTCTCATAAGTTGATTCCTCCTAGTTTTCTAATAAATTCAAATTTTGCTTTTGCTAATTCCAAATCAGTGTCCACCGATCTTTTATCTTTTGCGCTGCTTCTCGCAGTCTCCACCGCGAGCCGAGCATTCTCCAACGCCTCCTTCGAGCGCTCATTTACTTCAATAGATGTTGCTGAGTATGCCGGAAACGTTACCGCCGATACTTCCACAACTGTTGAGATACTGGTTATCCTGCGCAAAGGATGATCTGATTCGAGATCTTCCCATGACTCTCCATCTATACCGAACATGAAGCTCATTCCGGTGATATCTCCGCGCTGTACTGCGGAATATAGGCTTGAAGCCTCAGTATTATTCTCCGTATCAAGATTCACGCGGATTGTCATGCCTTCTGCATCAGTCTGAAGCTGCATTGTGCTGTTTGGCGTATTTCTGCGACTTCTCGCAAGCGGAATCTTCGAAGTGTCATGATTGACCAGGAATCTCACATCTGTAAGATCTGTCTTATCCAGTGCGCCCTGCTCGATGATTTCATCGAACCATCCGAGATCAGTGCGCGAATTGTAGACAATCGGTCTTCCGGTTATGATCTTTCCGCTCTCTGAATCCTCAGCCCGGATATCAAATTTAAACGCTCTTAGCTCAAGCTGTTTCTTATCTGCCATCTCTCCCTCCAGAAACAAAAAAGCCTATAACCTCCGAAAAGGTTATAGGCTCAATGGCTCAATCGTTTTTCTTTTCAATTTTCACATTTATAATCTTTTTGCAGTCGCGGCCTTTGCACTTGATCTTGACTCCATCGGCGTGTGCCGTTTTAGGATCATAGCTGAAGAGCTTCTGGCCGCAATATGGACATCTGTACCACACTTCCATATATACTGTAATCCCTTCATAAGATTTTTAGCAAATTACCCCCATGTGAGCAGGTTTTTATCATTAAGGAACTCTTTCAGAGCTGCCTCAAAGTCAGCCGGAAGTGCTACCTGCTTTGCCTTTATGATGTAATTAACACCAAGCTCCTTTGTGCGTGTAGTTGTTCCGTTTCTGCCATTACAATCTCTTGCTGTTCCGGTTCTGCTGTGATATGCTCCTGAACCGGTTGCACCGGTATAACTAGATAAATATGTCATAGTTCCTCCGGTAGGGCTGTTCGCAGGATATACATCATGAATGTGACTTTGAAATTGATCATCTTTGAATTGTCCAACATCAAAAGCATCATGTGTTGCAATCTCAGATCTTGTGCTTGTACCTGCTCCCACCGGAACAACTTCACGGAAATCCGGCACATTAAAGGTTGTGCTTCCATCGCCTGCACCAAAGGCTGTACCGATAACTGCAAAAAGTGCTGAATAATCAGTTCTGCTTATTGCCTGCCCCTGGCAAAGAAGCCATCCTTCCGGTGCCGTGGATCCTCCGAAAGCGTTTATGGTTCCAAGTGGACAATCTGCCCAAAGCGTGCCGCCTGCAATAAGCTTTAATATTTTATTTGTTGAATCATATTTTTGTACGCTCATAGCATAACCTCCGCTTTATCTGTATTCAAACCACCATTTTGCGGTTGATATTAAATCTGTATTACTCCAACGTGCAATCCCTAACCTTATTTTATTGGTTTGTCTATAATAAGATAATAAGCATATTCCCAAGTTAGAGGTTGAATATCCATAACCTCCTATCAATATTGCTGCGTTGTCAACATCGACATTATCAAATATTTTTTTAGGAAGTACATTTGTTATA